AGAAATGCGCACACTCTGCGAGTTTGTAATTATATTTATATTTGTTTTATACATTTTGTAGTTTTGTATTTGCATTTTATATATATATAATATCGAGATATAGTCGTAGTATGTTTGTGTAAACAGAATAAATACTAATATATATTGATAATATAATTGTAATGTGTACACAATGAGTGGGCCCGGGGTGAAAGTTGGACTTTCCCATAGTGAGGGGGTATGTGTATATAGGGGGGCAACACTACACCCCAAAATTTATAATATTTTTTTTGTGGACATAAGCCTATTATAGTTATCTAGTAATACCCTATTGTCCACTTTTTAAATTATTGATTTACTATGTAATAATAGTAGATATAAAATAACAAAACAATTACGACTATGCCTGATTTTAAACAACAAAAAAGAGGTTTCATGATGGAACCTAAAGGAGTGTATAAAAAATACACGTGTAAAAGGGGTATGCCAAAGTATGGATTAGTAGATCCAAACGAGGCGCCTACTATGAAAACAAAGCACCTAGCTGGTACTGAAAGAGAACATGTTCACAACGAAAGACCTTCACACGGTAACACTGAAGAAGCTCACGGGCCAATGCAAGCAGGGCAAACGGCTGCACAAATAGTGAGACGTGAAAGATTAATGACTAAAAAAAGAACTAAAGCTGAAGCTAAAGCCGAAGCTATAGAAGGTGGTTTCCCAGAGGAAAAAGCTAACAAAGTATTTGCGAAGCATAAAAAAGGATTATACAAGCATGGTAAATATGCAATGCGAAAAGATCTACCTACAGCTACAGATACTGTTAATGCGTATGTACATCATACTTACACTAATCCATACAAGGCGGATAAAGTAGGTGATAAAACATATGACTCTGCTAGAAAACTAAAAGGTTACAAGCCTACAAAAAGTGAGATGGAAAGAAGCTTAAAAAACATGAATAAAAACAAGCCACAATAAAAAATAGGGAAAGACCCTATACCTAAGTATTAACCAAAAATAAAACCAATGACATACTTATACTACAAGACCAGCACTCATACTGTTGGCAACCAAAAACCGAGTAAAGAAATTATTGAGCAATGGCAACATCTAGCTACTAAAAGTAACTGGAGAATAACCCAGCTTCCTAATGGATTTTACCAAACTGAGTGTTTAAGTCTAAACTCTGATAGCGAGTGGCAAGACATGACACGTAGAGAAACCATAGAAGGTGCTGAAGCAGCAATTGACGGAAGCATCGACCATTTCTCAAAAAAGGTAGAGGCTACAAAAGGGCCGAAAGTCGTAAAAACTTTTAAATAAACAACAAATTAAATTAAATTAAATTAAATGGAATACAATTTACCTAGCGAGATCGTCAAAGACTTAAACTTTGGCGATCAAGCTAAAACTAGAATAATAGCTGGTGTTGATAAGCTAGCTGAAGCAGTAAAATCAACTTTAGGAGCCTCAGGTAAGTGCGTAATATACGAAGACGCAAGAGGTAAACCGGTGATTACAAAAGACGGTGTAACCGTTGCGCAAAGCGTAGTCTTATATGACCCGGTTGAAAACATAGGGGCAACATTAATTAAAGAAGCTGCACAAAACACTGTAAAAGAGGCTGGTGATGGAACTACTACAGCCACTGTTTTAGCTCAGTCTTTGTTAAAACAGGCCACAAAGTCGCAAAAAGACGGTGTTTCTACAAGAGATATTAAAAATGGCGTTAATTCTTGCCTTGAAAAAGTTAATAACTACTTAGACACAGTCAAACTAGACGTAAAAAACGACATGTTAAGCAATGTATCTGCAATTTCTTGTAATAACGACAAGTTTTTAGGCAAAATTATAGCCGAAGCCTACGAAAAGGTTGGAGAAAACGGTGTTGTACTGATGGAAAGCTCTGAAACAGAAGAAACACACGTTAAAATCGTAGATGGAGTACAATTAAACAATGGTTTAACATCGCCGTATTTCATAACTAACAAGGAAAAGCAAGTTTGTGAGCTAGACAATCCACTTGTGCTTATATGCATGTCAGAAATACCTAATGTTAGAAAAATTCAAACACTTTTAGAGTTTGCTATAAAGAAAAACAGACCTATATTAATAGTTTCTCAGGTATCTCAACAAGTTAGAGCCGCGTTACTGATGAACAAAGCAAAAGGTAATATTAAAATAAACATTATTGACTTACCAGGCTTTGGTCCTACTAAAAGAGACACTTGTGAAGACTTGGCTATACTAACTGGAGCAACTATTATAGACGAGGTGTTAGGTGATGACTTAGATCTTGTTAACGTTAATTGTTTAGGTGAAGCTAAATACACTGTAACAGATAACGATACTACTGTTATAACAACTTCAGAAGAAATAGAGCAAAATTTAGAAGAAAGAATAGATCAAGTATCAAAACTTTTTTTAAACGAAAAGAACGGTTATATAAAGAAAAGATTAGAGCAAAGATTATCGATGTTATCTGGTAGTGTTGGTATTGTTAAGGTTGGTGCAAACTCTAAGGTAGAATTAAAAGAAAAGAAAGATAGAGTGGAAGATGCAATATATGCTACTAAAGCAGCACTAAAAGAAGGTATAGTACCTGGCGGTGGAGTTGCACTATTAAACGCTTCCCAGAAAATTACAGCTGTAAACAAGGGTGAGCAAATATTATTAGACGCAATAAAATCACCGTACAACACTATACTAGATAATGCTGGAATAAAAGAAATAATTTCTTTACACGAAGGTAATGGTATTGACGTTGTAACTGGAAAAGAAGTTGATATGATAGACTCTGGTATTATAGATCCAGTACTTGTAACAAAGTCAGCACTTAAAAACGCGGTAAGTGTTGTTTCAACAATTATATCTGCTGACTGCGTAATTTCTAATATAAGGGTTGATGAGAAGTAAATATCTAAATTTTTTATCTGAACAAGATATATCACATCTTTACGAAACTTTACTTCTAAACGAAAAGTATTACGTGTTAAAAACTAAAAACAAAATAGTTGATAAGATTATAAATAAATTAGCTATTGACTTTGATTTTAAAATTAAAGCAGAATCGTATTTTAAAATTGAAAAAACTAGTGGTGAAGGTCACGATTGGCACGTAGACACAGGGTCTAGTAATCATATGGCTTGGTGTGAGGTTGGTTGTACAGTATTGTTAAAAGGAGATTACAGTGGTGGTGAAACTTATTACAAAGAAAAAGACAAGGTTGTAGAGGTTGAAAGATCTATAGGTGATTTATGTGCACACAGCTCTGACGTAGAACACAAAGTAAACCCTACAATCGGCGATAGACAAGTATTTTTAATTTTTATTTAATTTAATATGAAAGCATTAAACAGGTTTCTTATAATAGAGAAACACAAGGTAGAACCTAAAAAAGTTGGAGGTCTTATAATGACCGAAAAAATAGATGAGGACAATAGGTATATAAAGGGCACGGTAGTGTCTGTTGGTAATTTAGTAGATTATATAAGTGAAAAAGATATAATATACTACGATAAGCATGCTGGTCACGGTTTAAGCTTAAATGACACGCTATACCATGTGATTAGAGATATAGACGTTGTTATTGTTGAATGAGAATAACAGCGCAAGATGTAAGAGAATTAAACTTGTTTAAGTACTATAGGTTAGTAAGAAAATGGGCTTGTAAAACTTATGACATCTTAGATGCAGATTTAGAACTTTTAATTTATTTAGATTGTAAAGGAAGATTTACACGTAACGATTTTATCAACGGAGTTTATACATACTCGTGGGATAAAAGTAGATGGGAAAGGTTAAAGAGACAAGGTTGGATAGAAACATGGAGACATAGAAATAGAACTACAATAAAGTACTCTATATTTAAAACTTCTTTTAAATGCTCTCAACTAATCAGTAGAATATACAGAATACTTTTAGGCGAAGAAGATTTGCCTACATCAGAAAGAAGTAAATTTTTTAATAACAAATCATATACAGATAAAGTTTATAACAAAGCTATAGATGATATGATAAAAGACAAAGACAGATAAATGGCACTATTTAAAATGAGAGGTTTTCCAAAATTTGATTTTAAATCAGAAAAACCTGAAAACAAAACAAACTACAATAAAGCAAGAGATTATAACACGGATAAATATGATCAATCTGCAGGGGAAACAGTAGCTTCTAATAAGTTTAAGTTTACGCAAGAAGAAAGACCTCAACCAACTTACGAAGGTACAGATGAGTACAGGAGTGAAAAAAACATATCTACAAAAGAGAAATCTAAAAGAGGTGTGTTGCAAAAAGGTTGGCATGGTGCAAAAGGAAAGCCTAACATTAATCTTATGGCTGGAACTGGGGGAAAAGGAAAGCCTAACATTAATCTTATGGCTGGAACTGGGGAAGTTGATTTAAGAAAAAAATCGGGTAAAGGCCCAAGAGCGTAGTAATGGCATTTAAACTTGGAACAGGTAGAATTCAACCGGTTGATAATAGAAAAGGCTTTACGCTCAAAAGAGATAAATTGCCAAAAGGTGTTTTAGGTTTAGCACAAAATAACAACACTATTACTGTTAATGAAAAAATTAAACCAGGCAGTAGTTTAGATAAAGAAATTATAGCGCATGAGTACGATCATACTAAACGGATGAACAGTGGTGAGTTAGCTTATGGTGATGACTATATAAGACACAAGAACAAAACGTTTCACAGAAAAGCAGGTAAAGTAAAATATAACGGAAGTTGGGTTGAAGAAGGTAGTAAAAAATTACCTTGGGAAAAGTTAGCATATAAAAACGAAAAAAAAGTACACAATGGCATTTAAAATGAAAGGATTTTCACGGTATCAAACTGTAGATTTAACTAAAGATAAAACTGGACCTAGAGCTAAAAAAACAAAGGTAAAGGATGATAATGTATATGTCGATGAAAATAGGGAAATACCTTTAGATCCTGGTTATGAAGATATTGAAAAAATACAAACAGTACAAAGACTTGGATTAACACCTCACTCTCAAAAGTTTGGTAGAAATGCAAAGGCAAGACAAAATAAAAAAAATAAATAATGTTAAATAAAATATTTTCTGCAGGAGCAGCTAATCTTGTAAAAAACGTAGGTGGAGTTTTAGACAACCTAACTACTACTAAAGAGGAAAAGTTAGCCGCACAAGCAGCTATTAAAGATATGATTATGGGTTACGAGGCAGAAATGCAGAAACAAGTAACAGAGCGTTGGAAGATGGACATGAACTCTGACTCATGGTTGTCTAAGAATATAAGACCAATAGTTCTTGTATTTTTAGTAATTAGTACTGTACTACTAGTATTTATTGATGCTGGTTTTATAAAGTTTACAGTGCAAGATAAATGGACTGATTTGTTACAGTTAGTTCTTATCACAGTTATAGGTGCCTATTTTGGTGGCCGTAGCTTAGAAAAAGTAAAAAAATAATAATTAAAATTAAATAAAATGGCAAAAGAAGAAATGGTTAACTTAAAACCAGAAAAAATAAGTGAAGAAAGTTTAAAAGAAGTGCAAGGTGTAGTTTCTAAAGTAAATGAATTACGTATGGAGCTAGGTAGATTAGCAACAGTAAAGCATGAGCTACTACATACACACGCTGGAATTCAAGACGAGTTAAAAGTAATTCAAGATAAACTTGAAAAAGAATACGGTACTGTAAACATCAACATCGCTGATGGTACAATAAAATACCCGGAAGATGCAGATAATAAGGAAGATTAGTGTAGGTAAAGATTATAAAACTGATGCCATGCATTATGCTGTTGGTCAAGAAGTTTATGGTGGTCACACTATTTGTGATATAATTGAAGAAAAAGATAAATTCTCAATTTATATTAAAAAAAATAGAGCTGTAATACCATGGAAAGACTTTAATAAAAATATGGCAATATCTGTTGAGTATAATCTAGAGTATTAATGAAAAGTCCTTTTTATTTTATAATAGAACCTAAGGGTGAAAGGTATAATAATGCTAAAAAAGTTGGCGATAAAGAATTAATACTAAATACTGAAATATCAAATTACGAGTTTATAAATAGGCAGGGTATAGTTAAGTCTATACCCTTAGCCTATAAAACAGATATACAAGTCGGTGACGAGCTAATAGTTAATCACAATGTTTTTCGTAGATGGAATGATGTTAAAGGTAGAGAAAAAAATAGTAGAAGTTTTATAGATGAAAAAACTTATTTAGTACAACCAGATCAAGTATACGCATACAAACGCTCTTTAGATTGGAAACCTGTTGAGGGCTTTTGTTTTGTAAAACCTTTAAAAAACGACTGGAAGTATAGCTTAAACCCTGAAAAACCACTGGCTGGTATGATTAAGTACAGCAGTAATTATCTTAAAGAAGGCGATATAGTAGGCTTTACACCAAATGATGAATATGAGTTTGTCATTAATAACGAGAGGTTGTATAGGATAATGAATAAATATATTACAATTAAATATGAACACGAAGGAAACAAAGAAACTTATAATACAAGCTGGGCACAGGGCAGTTGAAGAGTTAATAAACGTTGCTAAAGAAAAAATTATAACAAACACCGAAGATGATGTATCTGCCGATAGATTAAAAAACGCTGCAGCAACAAAAAAGTTAGCTATATTTGATGCGTTTGAAATACTTAACAGAATACAAGAAGAGGAGAATTTGATAGAAGGTAAAATTCCACAAGAAAAAAAGCAAAAAGTATTTAAGGGTTTTGCTGAAGGAAGATCAAAATGAAGTACGAGCAATCACTAATTAAAATAATAGAACCTATTAAACGTACGACTATAACTCGTATGAATAAGGGTAAAAAATGGAAATATGGATACAGTAAAGAACATGATATTATCGTTATATCAAAAAATGGTACAATTGGTGAAATACTTGAAATACAAAATTTGCGAGTTGCGTTGCCAAAAAAACCGGTGCAACTGCAGTCTAGCAAAGTAAAAAAGTGGGAAAGACTAGATTATCCAAAAGAACTAAGTAGACTTAAAAATATATTTGACTGGAGGTCACACCCAGAAAACCAAAAAGAACAATGGTTCGACTATATAGACCAAGAGTTTAAAAATAGAGAAGAAGGGTTTTGGTTTGACAATAGCGGTACGCCAACATACATAACTGGTAGCCACTACATGTACTTACAGTGGAGTAAAATAGATGTAGGTGCACCAGATTTTAGAGAGGCTAATAGAATATTTTTTATATTCTGGGAAGCATGTAAAGCAGATAAACGATGTTACGGTATGTGCTATCTTAAAAACAGACGATCTGGTTTTTCTTTTATGTCATCAGCTGAAACAGTTAATTTAGCTACAATATCAAGTGATAGTAGATATGGTATATTATCTAAAAGTGGATCAGACGCTAAAAAAATGTTTACTGACAAAGTTGTACCAATATCAGTTAATTACCCTTTCTTTTTTAAACCGATTCAAGATGGTATGGATCGACCTAAAACAGAATTAGCATATAGAGTTCCAGCTAGCAAGTTTACAAGAAAAAAAATAACTGCTAACGAAAAATTAGAGGAGTTAAAAGGCTTAGACACAACTATAGACTGGAAAAACACTGGAGACAATAGTTATGACGGTGAAAAGCTAGCTTTACTAGTACACGATGAAAGTGGTAAATGGGAAAGACCTGATAACATATTAAATAACTGGCGAGTAACAAAAACATGTTTAAGGTTAGGTAGTAGAATTATAGGTAAGTGTATGATGGGGTCAACATCAAACGCGCTAGACAAAGGAGGTAATAACTTTAAAAAACTATACAATGATTCAGACGTTACTCAAAGAAACAGGAATGGACAAACAAAGTCTGGCTTGTATTCTCTCTTTATCCCAATGGAATGGAACTACGAAGGATTTATTGATGAATACGGACATCCAGTATTTAATAATCCAGATAATGATGTATACGGACCAGACGGAGAGTTAATTGATTATGGTATTATTGATCACTGGAACAACGAGGCCGACGGCTTAAAAAATGATCAAGACGCTTTAAACGAATTTTATAGACAATTTCCAAGAACTACTGAACATGCTTTTAGAGATGAGGCAAAAAACAGTATATTTAATCTAGTAAAAATATACGAGCAAATAGATTACAACGAAGAAATGAACAGGTCTATTGGTTATAGTAAGGGAAACTTCCAATGGGTGAATGGTATTAAAGATACTCAAGTAATATTCTATCCAGATCCAAAAGGTAGATTTAACGTAACGTGGACACCTGGTGTTGAACTACAAAACAAAGTTTTAGTTAAAAACGGTGTTAGATACCCTGGTAACGAACATATGGGTGCTTTTGGCTGTGATAGTTATGATATATCAGGAACTGTAGATGGTAAAGGCTCTAAAGGAGCTTTACACGGCTTAACTAAGTTTAGTATGGAAAACGCACCAGCTAACCAGTTTTTTTTAGAGTATATAGCTAGACCACAAACAGCTGATATATTTTTTGAAGACGTTTTGATGGCTCTAGTGTTTTATGGGATGCCGTTATTATGTGAAAATAACAAACCACGTTTATTGTATTATTTAAGAAGAAGAGGTTATAGGGGTTACAGTATGAATAGACCAGATAAATCATGGAATAAACTTTCTGTAACTGAAAAAGAAATAGGTGGTATACCAAACTCAAGCGAAGATATAAAGCAAGCACACGCTGCTGCAATTGAAATGTATATACAAAGCCATGTTGGAAAAGTAAACGAAGATACTTATGGTAACATGTATTTCAACAGAACTTTAAACGATTGGAGTGGGTTTGATATAAATAAACGAACAAAATACGATGCCACTATAAGTAGTGGTTTGGCGGTTATGGCTTGTAACAGACATCTGTACAAACCAAACCCAAATCTTGAAAAACAAAAATTAAACATTAATATATCACGTTACAGCAATGATGGTTTCGTGTCAAAAATAATAAAATAAGAATATATGGCTGAGTCAGTACATGTTAACTTTCCTTCTCAAGTTGTAAGCGACTTGGAAAAAATGAGCTATGATTATGGTTTAAAAATAGCTAGGGCTATTGAGCAAGAGTGGTTCAATGGTACACATTCCAATAAATACTATGACGCTCAATCAAAGTTCCACAAACTAAGACTATATGCACGTGGAGAACAATCAATACAAAAATATAAAGATGAGTTATCTATTAATGGTGATTTGTCTTATCTTAATTTAGACCGGAAGCCAATACCTATTATACCTAAGTTTGTAGATATAGTTGTTAATGGTATGTCCGAAAGAATGTTTAGCGTAAAGGCTTATTCGCAAGATCAGTATGGTGTTAGTAAAAGAACTGAGTATATGGAAAAGATGCTTAGAGATATGCAAACTAAAGTTTTTAACGACCAAGCAGCTGCTGGTATGAGTATGAACCTTTATGAAACAGATCCTGACGTGTTACCAGAAACAGAAGAGGAGTTAGCGTTACACATGCAGTTAACATATAAACAAAATGTAGAAATAGCCGAGGAGCAAGCGATAAATAGCTTATTAGATGGTAGCAACTACGATTTAACAAGAAGAAGATTATTGTATGACCTAACAGTACTAGGTATTGGTTGTGTAAAAACAAACTTTAATTTTAGCGAAGGTGTTACTGTTGAGTATGTTGATCCAGCTAACTTAATATACTCATATACTGACTCTCCTTATTTTGAAGATATATATTATGTTGGTGAAGTTAAAACAATACCAATACCAGAGCTTGTTAGACAGTTTCCTAATCTAACGCAATCTGACTTAGAGGGTATAAACAAAAGCGCTAAAAGACCTAGTGGTAGATATACTTTTAGAGAAACTTCTGACAAAAACAAAGTACAAATACTATATTTTAATTACAAAACATATAGTCATGACACTTACAAAGTAAAAGAAACAGGTACTGGCGCTGAAAAAGCTATTGAAAAACAAGACACATTTGACCCACCGTCAAACAATGAAGGTAGTTACTATAGATTACAAAGAGCTGTTGAGTGTGTATATGAAGGTGCTTTGATATTAGGTACTGACAAGTTATTAGCTTGGAATAAGTGTGAAAACATGATACGTGATAAGAGTGATTTTAACAGAGTTAAAATGAACTATAGTATTGTAGCACCAAGAATGTATAACGGTCAAATAGAAAGCACTGTAAGCAGAATTACTGGCTTTGCCGATATGATACAACTAACTCATTTAAAACTTCAACAGGTGATGTCTAAAATGGTTCCTGATGGAGTTTACTTAGATGCTGATGGTTTAGCTGAAATAGACTTAGGTAATGGTACAAATTATAATCCACAAGAAGCTTTAAACATGTTCTTCCAAACAGGTTCTGTTATTGGTAGATCAATGACTTCTGAAGGAGACCCTAACGCTGGTAAAGTTCCAATACAACAAATAGCAAATGGCTCTAACAATGGTAAGTTACAAAGTTTAATACAAACTTACAACTACTACCTGCAGATGATTAGAGATACAACCGGTCTTAATGAAGCTAGAGATGGTAGTGTGCCTGATGCAAGAGCTTTGGTTGGTGTTCAAAAACTAGCTGCAGCCAACTCTAACGTTGCAACAAGACATATATTAGACTCATCGATGTTTATCACAGCTGAAATAGCAGAAAAGTTATCTTTAAGAATATCTGATATACTAGAATACTCACCAACAAAAGATGCTTTTATACAAGCTGTAGGTGCACACAACGTAGCAACATTAAAAGAAATGTCTGAGTTACACTTATATGACTTTGGTATATTCTTAGAATTAGAGCCTGATGAAGAGCAAAAACAATTACTTGAAAATAACATACAAACAGCTTTAGCTCAAAAATTAATTGATTTAGATGATGCTATAGACGTTAGAGAGGTCAGAAGTGTTAGATTAGCAAATCAATTGTTAAAGTTAAAAAGAAAAAAGAAAGCTGAAAAAGATCAGCAAATGCAACAACAAAATATTCAAGCACAAGCAAAGGCTAATGCAGATCAACAACAAGCAGCGGCACAAACGGAAATGCAAAAGAACCAAGCAAAAACAGCTTCAGAGATACAGGTAGAAACTGCACAAGCTAAGTTTAAAATGCAGTATTTACAAGAGGAAGTAAGGTTGAAAAAAGAGTTGATGCAATATGAGTTTGAATTAAACACTCAGTTGAAAGAAAAAGAAAACAAAAGTAAAGAAAATATTGAGACCATGAAACAAACTGGTAAAGAGACTAAAAAGTTTGAATCTTCAGGTAATGATATACTAGGGGGTGGACTAGGTCTTGATAAATTTAACCCAAAGATTAATTAATTATATAATATTTTATTATGGAAGAAAACAAAAATGATGCAGTTGCAAAAACTGTAGAACAACCCGTTGTAAATAATGAGGTTGGAAAACAAAAAGTAAAAAAACGTAGGAAAGTTTTAAAGCAAAACGAACCTGTAACAAAAGTAGATTTAAGTAAAAAACCAGAAACCAAAGAAGATGAAACTAAAAAAGATAACCCTATCGACGAGGGAGTGGTTAGAGTCGATGAAAATGCCAATGCCACAGAAGAACAAAAAGAAGTACAGCCGGAAACAGAAGCACAAGAAACTCCAGTATTAGAAGAGATTATTGAAGAAGAAGTTAAAAAAGAAACAGAAGAATTAACTGAAAAAGTTGAAGAAGCTGTTGCTGAAGCTGAAAAAACTGGAGAACAACTTCCTGAAAACATTCAAAAACTTATGAGTTTTATGGAAGACACAGGTGGTGATATAAATGATTATGTAAACCTTAATAAAGATTATTCTGATATGGATAATTTAACTGCTTTAAAGGAATACTATAAACAGACAAAACCACATTTAACTTCTGAAGAGGTAGACTTTATCATGGAAGATAAATTTTCGTATGACGAAGAACTTGATGAAGAAAAAGATATTAAAAGAAAAAAATTAGCGCTTAAAGAGCAAGTTGCCGACGCTAAAAACCACCTGGACGGGTTAAAGTCCAAATACTATCAAGAGATCAAGGCTGGGTCAAAGTTGACCAAGGAACAACAAAAAGCCGTTGATTTTTTTAATAGATATGACAAGGAGTCAAAAGCAAATCAAAAAGTTGCTAAAGAACAAAAAGATGTATTTTTAAATAAAACTAATAATTTATTTAGTGAAAGCTTTAAAGGCTTTGACTACAGTGTTGGTGATAAAAAATACAGATTTAATGTTAAGAATGTAAATGAAGTAAAAGAAAGCCAAAGTGATATTAATAATTTTGTCAAAAAGTTTTTGAATAAAAATAATCAAATGTCAGATGCTGCGGGTTATCACAAGTCTTTGTTTACGGCAATGAATCCTGATGCTGTTGCAAGACACTTTTACGAGCAAGGTAAAGCAGATGCTATAAAAGACAGGGTAGCTAGAGATAAAAACATAAATGTTAATCCTAGAGGCTCACATGACCAAGCTCAATTAGGAGGTCTTAAATTTAAAGTATTAGGTAATAATGCTAGCGACTTTAAAGTTAAAATACGTAAAAAATAAATAAATAATTAATTTTAAAAATAAATAGAAAATGGCAATTACAATGACACCTGGTGGGTCGTTAAATAGCGTGCCAGCAATGAATCAACAAGCGTTAACTACTAACTATATTGATTTCACTGCTACTGCAACTGCAGGTTGGGCGCAACAATACTTACCAGATTTAATGGAAGAAGAAGCTGAGGTTTTTGGAAACAGAACTATCGGTGGATTTTTAGAAATGGTCGGAGCTGAAGAAGCAATGTCCGCTGATCAAGTAGTCTGGTCAGAACAAGGAAGACTACACATATCATACCAAGGTAACTTACAAAGATCATCACCTACTGGTACTTTTAACTTTATATTCATCAAAGATATTGACGGAAATTTTGTTAATGGTACTAATGGAGCTGCTGGTGCTTCTGCCGCTACTGATGTAGCTGTAAGAATTGGTGACTTAGTTATTTTATCTGACGCTGATGCAACTATAAAAGGTTATGTAACAGCTGTTGGTACTACTAGTATTGGTTCACCTGGGGTGTTACACGCTTCATGTACTGTACAACCTTTAACTGATAATGGTACTGGATTTGCAACTGTTACTGCTGCAAACGATAATGTTACTTGTGGATTAATGGTTTATGGTTCTGAGTATGGAAAAGGTACTACTGGTAGAACTACTGCTAACAAGCCACAGTTTAAGTCTTTTACTAACAAGCCTGTTATAATCAAAGATATGTATGAGGTTTCAGGATCTGATGCATCTCAAATTGGTTGGGTTGAAGTTACTGGTGAAGATGGGCAAAACGGTTACTTATGGTACTTAAAAGCTGCTGGTGATACTAGAGCTCGTTTTACTGATTATTTAGAAATGGTTATGGTAGAGCATGAAAGTGCTACTCAAACTGTAACTTCTCATCTATCTAACACTTTAACTGGTTCTGAAGGTTTATTTGCTGCTATCAAAAACAGAGGTAATGCTTATGATGGTTTACTTGCAACTGCAACTTCAGCACAAGCTTTAGGTGACTTTGATGCAATATTAAAAGAGTTTGACAAGCAAGGAGCTATTGAAGAATACATGATATTCGCTGATAGAGATCTTATGTTAACTGTTGACGATATGCTTGGTGGATTAAACCCTCACTCAACTGGTGGTTTATCTTTCGGTGTATTTGATAACTCTGAGGATATGGCATTAAATTTAGGTTTCTCTGGTTTCAGAAGAGGTTCTTATGACTTCTACAAAACTGACTGGAAATACTTAAACGATGTATCTACAAGAGGTGGTATTAAAGATGTTGATAATCACATCAGAGGGGTGTTTATTCCTGCTGGTACTACTACTGTGTACGATCAGTCATTAGGTAAAAACCTAAAAAGACCTTTCTTACACGTAAGATACAGAGCTTCTAATATGGAAGACAGACGTTTCAAAACTTGGACTACTGGTTCAGTTGGAGCTGCTACTTCTGATTTAGATGCGATGGAAATGCATTTCTTATCTGAAAGATGTTTAGTTACTCAAGGTGCTAACAACTTTATGCTAATTGAAGCAACAGGTACTTACTAGTACTAATTAATTAAAGCCGGGACTTCGGTCTCGGCTTTTATTTACTAATCTTATTATATATTATATTATGGAAAAAACAAAAAAAGAAAAACCTCAAGTAAAAAAAGATACTTGGGAAATAAAAAATAGAACTTACGTTCTAAAAAATATGTCACCTCTTGGTTACCATTTAAGATCTACACAATTGTATTACTTTGATGAAGAGAAGGGTTATGAAAGAGAAATATGTTATTCAAGAAATCAAAAAACAGTATTTATTGATGAAATGAAAGGTGATATTAGATATGGTCATGTTTGGTTTAGAGATGGGGCGTTATACGTTCCAAAATCAAACGTAACATTACAAAAATTTTTATCACTATATCATCCGCAAAGAAACAAAAAATACTTTGAAGTTGACACTGTAAAAGAAGCTCAAGATCAAGTTGAAGATATAATGCTAGAAATAGAAGCTTTAAACGTAGCTCAAAACTTAGACGTTGAGCAAATGGAAGCTATTATGCGAGTTGAAAAAGGTTCTGCTGTTAACAAAATGAGTACAAAAGAACTTAAAAGAGACTTGTTAATACTTGCAAAAACTAGACCAGAGATGTTTATGGATTTAGCTCAAGATGATAATGTTCAACTTAGAAATGTTGGTATTAAAGCTGTTGAAGCTAAAATAATAAACTTATCACAAGATCAACGAACATTTACTTGGGGTTCTAATGATAGAAAACTAATGAACGTACCGTTTGATGAAAACCCTTACTCAGCTTTAGCCGCTTGGTTTAAAACTGATGAAGGAGTTGAGATTTTTTCTCAAATTGAAAAAAGATTAAAATAATCTAACTGTAGTGGTGATCGCCCTGCGGGGCGATTACTAACTACTAATAAAAAAAATATGGCAATAAGCGTAGACACTGTGTACCAAAGAGTATTAGCTATGGCTAACAAGGAACAAAGAGGTTATATAACACCTCAAGAATTTAATTTATTGGCTAATCAGGCTCAGATAGAAATATTTGAGTCTTATTTTTATGATAAAAATCAAAGAGAAAGATTAGAGCTAGAAGATACTTATACTGAGGTAAGTATATCTAAATTGCTAGAAAGAAAATTATCACCATTCACAACCATAGGATCTGTTGTAGGTGGTCACACATATCCATCGCATTATCAAATAGGTAAAATATTCTTAGATGATTTAGTTTGTGTTAAAATGGATAGAAACGAATTAATGAGATATAAAAAGTCATCAAGGCATAGCTCAATGAATATAAATAATTTTGATGCTGTATATATCGATACAAGATTAGATGGAAAAGATATTGAAGTTTATAGAATGGATGGTAGTGCTACACAAGAAACTGGAGGTGTTAGTTGTGAAGTAATAAATGCACCAGCAACTGTTGAGTGGGCCTATGTAGTTGTAAATGAAAAAGCTTTATACAATGCTAGTGCTGCGACAAACTTTACGTTACACGCATCTGAAGAAAACACTTTAGTAAACAAAATACTAGAATTAGCTGGTATAGTAATGAACAAACCTGGATTAGTTGAAATAGCAGCATCTAAAAATGCAGCTGAAACACAAACTCAAAAACAATAAAATATGGGATTAAATATAAGTGAAGAACAAGGTTATTACGCGGGGTCTGGTAATCATGGTAATTATAGGTATTTATCTCTAAAAGATATTGTAAAATCTTTTGTAGCAACATACGTTGGTAAAGGCAAAATATGTGAAAATGTTTACCCAGGTGATGTTGCGTTTCATGCTAGTAGAGCATTGCAAGAGTTAAGTTACGATACGTTAAAGGTTATTAAAAACTGGGAAGTTGAAATACCAGCTTCGCTAATGTTAGTTATGCCAGTTGATTACGTTAACTACTGTAAACTTACATGGGCAGATGAGTCTGGTGTTGAAAGAACAATATATCACACAGATAAAACTTCTAATCCTAGAAATATAACAGAAACTGTAAATGCAGATGGTGGGTTTACAATATCTGGTGCTAATGATGATTTAGCTTTTACAGAAGAGTCTGAAACTAGAGACTTGTATATGGCTCAACAACAAAGTAATATTGTTTCAAATAGACAGGATCAAGACGCGTACAATTACTTAGAGGGTAGTAGATACGGTATTGAACCTGCTCACTCTCAAGTTAACGGTAGTTTTTATATTGATCAACAAGCAGGAAAGTTTCATTTTAGCTCTAATATTTCAGGAAAGAATGTAATATTAAAGTATATAAGCGATGGACTTGTTACGGACAGCGATCACGTTGGTTTAGATTTTGGAGGTACACCAGTACCTAAATTTGCTGAAGAAGCTATGTATAAGCATATGCTTTTTGGTATTTTGTTATCAAGAAAAGATACACCTGGTGGTTTACTTGCTGAAGTTAAAAAACAAAAATTTGCTGAAACAAGAAAAACTAAATTAAGATTACAAAACTTTAAACTAGAAGAATATACTAGAATACTAAGAGGAGGTAGTAAAATTATAAAACACTAAAATATGCCGGAGTTAAAACGTAACTTCTCTCAGGCCAAAATGAATAAAGACCTTGACGAAAGGTTAATTCCAAATGGCCAATATAGAGATGCAACAAATATACAAATATCTACTTCAGACGACTCTAACGTTGGTTCTGCTCAGACACTACTGGGTAACACTATAAAAAACACTATAGAAAACGGTATATATAGTGTGCCAACAACTTCAACATGCATAGGATCAGTTGGTTTGCCAGAAACAGATAAAATATATTATATGGTTTCTGCTGGTATTAACACAACTACTGGTGCCACTTTACCAATACAAAGAGATTATATACTAGAATACGATACTTTAAAAAGAAGTTCTAAGTATGTTTTTGTCGATATATATGGAGTTTCTACAAAAGCGTCTACAACTGTCAGCAATTCGGTAACAATAAAAATACCTGACGGTGGTAGTTCTACGATAAACAAAACCGGTGTTAGAGCTGGAATGACTTTTACACATTCTAGCGTTAATATAAATGACGAGGTTACTGTTGCTGATATAGCGTACGATGCAGGTAATAGTCGTTGGACAATAACATTGAGTAGCGCTGTTTCGGTTAGTGGTAACGACGACGTATTTTTTGTAGCACCTAGAATTTTAAACTTTAACAGAAACTCTATAATAACTGGTATTAACGTTTTAGATGATTTTTTATTTTGGACAGATGGTATTAACGAGCCTAAAAAAATAAACATAAAAAGATCTATAGCTGGTACTGGTGGTGAGGAATATTTACAAGGTGGTGGTATAGCTGGTTTTAATCCATCACCAACAAACGCTCCTACTACAAATATATTTGAGGGCGACACACATGACTTTCACACAAGACTAGTTGCTGATAGAGATGGAAACAGTTTTTTAGAAATTGTAACTGATAGAACTGGAAAAAAAGCCGTATACGTAGAGGAAAAAAATATAACAGTAATTAAAAAATCTCCTACACAGCCATTAACCCTAGAAATGTCTGATCAAAAAGATCCTAGAATAAATAATGCTGGAGATGCAAACTTAAGGTATACAAGTGCTTCTATTAACTTTACGGATGTTGATGCTGGAGACGAAATATCTCCAGATTTTGATACACCAATAGATTACAGAGTTGGTGATATTATATTGTTTACAGCTGACACAGCTCTTTCAAATGCTACTTTTGCAGAATCAGAGGCTGTTGTAAGAGGTGTTGTTACAGAGTCTTTAGTTAATAACCCAAATAATTTAAACACTGCTGGTTTTACTATTAGAATATTATCTATAGCTGGAGATATAGAAGAGGCTGTTGTTGACTATTACATTAGATTAGTTGACAGTGAGCCTCTTTTTGAGTTTAAATTTGTAAGGTTTTCTTACAGATACAAATACCAAGATGGTGAGTATTCTTGTTTTGCACCTTTTTCTGAGATAGCGTTTATACCTGGTGGTTACGATTATTTACCTAAAAAGGGTTATAACCTTGGTATGAGAAATACCATAAAAAGTTTAAAGTTAAAAAATTACTTTCCAGAAGAGTTAATATCAAACGACGTTGTTGGTATAGATATACTTTATAAAGAAGACAATAGCCCAGTCGTTTACACTGTTAAATCTTTAACAAGTAAAGATGGACATCCTTATTGGACTGATTTTCAAAACAACGCATATGATAGAGGAGAGTACAATGTGACCTCTGATGTTATCCACGCGGTTGTTCCATCTAATCAACTACTAAGACCTTTTGACAATGTTCCAAGATCTGCTATAGCGCAAGAAATAAGTGCTAATAGAATTATATATGGTAACTACGTACAAAACTATAATGTAGATGATCCTGAACTGCTCTTAGAGCTCCACTCTCAAGACATAGATAATGTTGGAGTGTTACACGCTGCACCATCAGTTAAAACCATGAGAACGTATCAGGTTGGTGTAGTATTTAGTGATAAGTATGGAAGAGAAACACCAGTGCTTACATCTAAAAATGCTTCAATTACTGTTAGCAAAAACTTTTCAACAAAAAGAAACAGAATGTTTACAAGGCTACAGAGTGATCCACCTAGCTGGGCAACGCATTTTTCTTTTTACGTAAAAGAAACGTCATCAGAATATTACAACATGGCAATGGATAGATTTTACACTGCTAACGATGGTAACATATGGCTTTCGTTTCCTTCTTCAGAAAGAAACAAGCTTATGGAAGATGATTATCTAATACTAAAAAAGTCTCATAGAACAAACCAACCTGTTTATGAAAAAGCTAGATATAAAGTATTAGCTATAGAAAACGAAGCTCCTGACTTTATAAAAACAGTTGTAAGTGTTATAGGTGATTGTCCAGTGGGAACAAGCCCAAACTTTAATTTTGGTAATGGATCTGGTAGTGGTTACCCTGTAAACGGTGGTACTGAGGTATGGGTTGAGGAAAGTGCGTTTAATGGTGCGTTTGGTTCTGATTTATTGATAAAGACACCGGATAAAATGTTTATAACTCTTATATCTACAGAAGATTCTTCTAAAGAGTATGGCGTTATGAATATAAGAGATGATGGTAGTGGCAAATATATTATTAAGATTAATGGTGCTTTTGGAAATGACATGGACTTTACAGATACAGATCCTACTACTACTGGGCCACAACCTCCAGCGGGATTAATATTAAGACTTGTAGAGCACAAGGTTGAAAACAAACCTGAATTTGATGGAAGGTTTTTTGTAAAGATACACAGAGATGAAGGTTTGGCTAAATACGTTTTGTCTGCTGGAGATGGTGAAGATCAAAATTACAAAGTATTAAACTCTTGGTCATTAAGATATTTAAACAACAATGGTTACAAAGGTGGTGGTTCATATCCAATAACAACTGATCACTATCAAGCTTTAAAAAGTGAGGGTGGTAGTTTAAGTGGTAAAAGTCACCCAACAGAATATTCACATCATCATACTGGTAGTCCTGCCGCGGCTTACCAATGGGGTGGAACAAATGGCAAGCGTTTTGACATAACTAGTTCAGCAATTCACAACGACCCTGTGCACGCCTTGGGTAATGATGCTGTAACTTTTAATGGTATAAACCCAAAAGCTAAAGAGTTTTGGGAGGGTATAAAAGGTTTGAAATCATTTTTTATTGATTGTGCAACTGCTTATCAATGGAGTGGTCACGAAGATTATATACCTGGAGATAGAGTTAATGGTAACACAAATGATGGTTATGAACTATCACTGTTTATGAGGCCTGACGCTGAGCAAGTTTGGTATAACAACAATAACAACTTCACTAGTTCTAAAAAATCAAATGGAACTAGCAGAAGTATAAACAACTCTCAGGGTGCTGCAATATCTAGAGGTATATGGGGTTGGCACACAACACCTACTGGCGACACGCGTTGCTATATGGATATTTCTTGGTCTGGTATGGAAAACAAAAGTACTAGCCCGTGGAACCCGCCGTACAAGCATAGACTGCAAGAACACAGCACTGGTGTAAGAGCTGCGGCTTGGAAGTTTATGGAAAAACTAGTGCAAAGTGGAACTAAGTTTAGATTTAGAAATGATCCAGATAAAATTATTTACGAAACATATGATTATGATTACCAAAACACACCACATGGTAAAAGTGAGTACAGAAGTAATGCCACTAAATTTATAGGCGCTTATGGTATAAGAAATTTTAAAGACGATGGTATAACTGGAAACAAAGCTGCAAAAAAATTATATAGAGACAAATGTGTTCGACAAAGATGGACTATAGGTGTTAAGCCTGGTATTGGTAGTGGGCCAAGTGGTTACAATCCTATGACTGGTACAATAAATGGTGCTCCAACACCGGTTAGAGCATTAAAGCATGATGCTGATGATTTTGATGTTATTGAAATAATAGAACCTTTTATTAGTAACGAAACTAAAGATAACTTTACAGAAAATCCTGCTGTGTGGGAAGTTGAACCAAGAGAATCTGTTGATTTAGATATATATTACCAAGCTAGTGGTTTGCAACCTATAACTTTAAATCACGAAACAAACGAACAGTATATACCTATAGGCAGTACTTTTGTGACTAAAAATTCTAGCGGTACACCTACAACACATACAGTAAGTTCATGGAGTGGTCAGACGGTAAACTTTACACCAACTTTACCAGCTAACACCACTATATCCGACATGCAGACTATAACTTTTATAAAAAGAAGAAATTATTGGGTTGGTAGCAAAGTTAATGGTCAAGTTACTAGTGGTACAGCTATAGTTGTACATGGTGGTCCTACCGCTGTTGGTAGTCAAAGACTATTTAAACAATACCACATGCTAGACTGGGCAAATTGCTTTTCATATGGTAACGGTGTAGAAACTGACAGAATTAGAGATAGTTTTAACGAGCCTAGATTTGCTAATGGTGTTAAAGCATCTACAGTTTTAGCAGAACCTGTGAGAGAAGAAAGAAGAAAGCACGGTTTAATATTTTCTGGTATATATAATTCAAACGCTGGTGTTAACAACACTAATCAATTTATAGCTGCGGAAAATATTACAAAAGATTTAAATCCTGTATATGGTAGTATACAAAAACTTCACACTAGAAATACAGACTTAATAACTCTTTGTGAAGACAAAGTTTTAAAAGTTTTAACAAAGAAAGATGCATTATTCAACGCTGATGGAAATGCAAATGTAACGTCAAACAAAATGGTACTAGGCCAAGCAACAGCTTATTCTGGTAATTGGGGTATAGCAACAAACCCAGAGTCTTTTGTATCAACACCACAACAGTTGTACTTTACAGATATAACAAGAGGTCAAGTATTGGCAATGAGTAGAGAAGGTGTTAGATCAATATCTGATTTAGGTATGAAAGATTATTTTACCGACCTATTAAGAGATTATGCTGATATTGCAATTGGTAGTTACGATGCAAAGAAAAAAGAATACAATATAACTATAGGTAAAAGATATAACAAAAGACAATTACAACCTGAGTTTACAACTATATCTTATGGTGAAAAAGCTAAGGGTTGGGTAAGTTTCAAATCTTTTAAACCAGAACAAGGTTTAAGTTTAAATAATGAGTATTACACTTTTAAAAATGGACAGTTGTATTTACATCACAGTAATGAAACTAGAAATAATTTTTATGGTGTACACACGGAGTCTGATGTTACAGTTGTGTTTAATGATAAGCCAGAATCAGTAAAAAGCTTTGGCGCGTTAAACTACGAAGGTAGTCAAGCAAGAATAACTCAGTTTACAACTTCAAACGCAACTGCATACGACACTGTTGGTGGATCAAGTACTGTTGCTTTTAACGACGGTGAGTATTATAATCTTGATGCAAAAACTGGTTGGTATGTAGAGTCTATAATTACAAACAAACAAACTGGTAACATAGTAGAGTTTAAAGAAAAAGAGGGAAAATGGTTTGGGTTAATTGCTGGAGATCAAACAAATCTAGATAATTTAGACGAAACAGAGTTTTCTGTTCAAGGTTTAGGCCAAGCATCTTTTTCACATAGTAATCCCGGTGGTGGTAGTCATCCAAATGTTGGACAAGTACCTATTACTTGGGCTGATAACGTTTCTTCAACTTATCAAGGTGATGATGGTAGTGGTGGTGCTTGGGACGGAAGTTTACAAACAGCTTGGACTTGTACTAGTAAAGCTATTAATTATACTGTTGGCACAACCGTTGCACAGCAAGTTGTTAACTTAACAATATCTAATATTGTAGGAGGTTCTTACACTGGATACGATTTAGATGCTCTTGATTTTAAAATTGGCGGAGCAACAGAAACTTCATCTGGAGTGTTTCAGGGTGGTAATGTTGATGCAAATATAACTCAAGTTGCATTTACAAATAACGGTGTGGCAGGTGATCCGGCAAACACGGTTAACGTCGCTATAACAATGCCATCTTTTACTGTACCTACGGCAGCTGCTATTTACTATATAGATATTGACGATGATTTAGGCGCAAAAAGAAATCAAGCTAACAGAAGTCTATGCGCTAGAGTGCATTATCCATTTTTTACTAACCATGTGATAACGATAGCAACCATGACACCTCATGCTGCTACGGTAACTAGAACTCAAGAAGATAGTGGTTCTTCATCTGGAACAACTAAACAAAGGTATCAAAGTAGTGATTTAGTTGATGGAATGATGAGTCAAGTTGTACAATTAACGTTTACAGCAAACAGTGGTTATTATTACGACGGTCTTGCTAGGTCACAGCAAAACGTAAACCAAACTGGATATGACTATACGCCTTATTACAACTCGTTAGAAGGTAACCATGCTTACGACGCAAATGGTAGACTTACTACTTTTTCTTACATACTTGAATATACCCCACCTGGTAATGCTCCTTTAAATCCAGATCCTTCTAATTTATGTAGGCTGTTTCATCAGTTTAATATTCATTTTAAACTTGTGCAGGCGCCTGTAATTCCTAGTAATCAATTAAGTTCAATAAGCTTTTCACCTACAGCACCTACTACCCCAAGCACAATGCCTGTCACGGTATCTGGTACGGTTGGAGCACAATACACACTTCAAGTTTCTTTACAACAAGGTTTGAGCAATAATAGTATTGCCACTAGCGATGGTTATTATAATTTTACAAATAATGTTTTTCAAACAAGTTCTGTAAACTCTGGCACGCAAACTATAACTGCTGAGGGTATGAATAGACACAATATAACAATACCAATAAACAACGGTGCTAAAAGAAGATTTGATATAATTGCAGCTGGTGCTGGATCACCAACTACAAGCTTAGCGACTGGAGTGCCTGACGCTCACGGAGAAGCTAGTATAATACAAGAGGGTGTTTCTACATTGACTTTTACAACTAAAACTTTCAGTGGTGGGTACACCGGTATGGTAAGCATAGTAGTTACTAGACCAACTGGAGTTACAACAGAGCCAACTACTATAACTACTACTGGTGGTACTGCTGGTGCAACTTCTACAGAAATAACACTTGACGAGCAAGTTGACGGTATACAAGCTGGAATGGTTATTACTGGTATTGGCGTGCCACATAACACTACTGTATTGGCAATAAAAGATAAAAGATTTGTTACTTCAAGTGGTAGTGTAGCCGTTACAGATGGTAGAACTTTAAACTTTAGCTTAAATGATGGTAATATAAAAGCTTTTGAAATAACAGTTACTCCTCAAGGAGATGGTGTTTTAAGTATAGATGGTACTGGTGGTAGTAGACAACCTAACGCTAGTGATTTTTCAACAGGTTCAACAGTTAAAATTGACGCTGCTGGAGCAGGTACTAACCTTCCAAACGCTAGCGCTTTAAGAGTAACATCAACCGTTGGTGTAGGAGTTGGCATGACATTTGTACTTGGATCTACTACACACACTGTTAATAGTATCACAAGCTCAACAGCTTTGGGTATATCACCTAACTTACAAGCTGGTTTAGCAGCGGGTCTTTCTATAATATTTGAAAAGCCTACAGCGCTAGGTGTTGAGCTTAGACATGTTGAAGCTTACAAGGATCAAACATCTGTTAAAATTAGAGGGTTGTTTGAAATAACTTCAATACCACAGGACGATACTGTAGAAATTTATTTAGATAACTTTATACATATAGAATAATGCCAACAATAACACTAACATTCAACAAGCCTTTAAACGTATCCTGCCAAGTTGGCGACACTGCTTACACTGTTCCAACTACAACTACCGCGGGCTTTACAGTAAATAGTTATTCAGTTACTGAAATAGGTACTATAACAAGAATACAAAACGCAACTTCAAACTCACCTATACTAACTGTTGACACAAGTTTACCTGGAACTTACAACGGTATAACTAATTTTGTGTTTTTTAGCAAAGATAACAAGGCTAACCTTAGCAGTGTGCTAGGTTATTACGCTGATGTAAAGTTTAAAAATAGCTCAACATCAGAGGCAGAAATATTTAGTATTGGTGCTGACGTATTTGAAAGCAGTAAATAAACGCTAAAAAGTGTAACTATAATATATAATTAAATTATATATTATGAATAACAAAGTAGTTTCAAGAAAAAAAATTCTTGAACTTGAAAAATTACTGCTAAATAGCAATGACGAACAGGTTATAGATAATGGTGGGGAAATAATGAACTGCAAAGAGTTTCCAATAAAACACTCATTTGCTGACGGAATATATGTTAGACAAATGGACATGCAAAAAGATAGTGTAGTTATAGGAGCAATACACAATCACTTACATGTTTGGTTTTTATTAACAGGAAAACTAACGGTAACTACAGAAACAGAACAACAAGATTATATAGCTCCTTGCTATGTAGTTTCACAGCCGGGCGCTAAAAGACTTATATATGCTCATGAAGATAGTATCTTTATAAACATACACAAAAACCCAACAAACACACAAAATATAAACGAATTAGAAAAAGAAATAGTTTCTAAAAATTACAAAGAATATGAACAGTATATTAACAAAAATAAATAAATTATGGCATTTGCAGTAGTAGGCGCAGTAGCTCTTGGAGCTTTAGCATTAAAAGCTGGTACTGGTATTGCCAAAGGTATTACTGGTACTATAAAAGCTAAAAAAGCAGCTCAAGCCCAGAAAAAAGCTCAACAGGAAATGGATAAAAATAAAGCCTTGTATGCTAGTTTAGACACTAGCAACCCGTATTTAGATATGGAAAATACAATGGAAGACTTAACTGTAAATCAAGATCAAGCTGAATTTACAAAACAACAACAAGAACAACAACGTGCTAACATAATGGAGCAGATGAAAGGTGCTGCTGGTAGTTCAGGAATAGCTGCGTTGGCACAATCATTAGCTAATCAGGGTTCTTTAGATGCTCAAAAAGCATCTGTATCAATAGGTAAACAAGAGCAAGCAAATCAATTAGCTGAAAGGAAAGAAGCTTCAAGAATACAAGGTCTTGAAAGAGAGGGTGAGTTAATTAGTAGACAAGCTGAGATGGGGAAAGTTTCTAGTTTGCTGGGCATGTCAGCTGATGAAGTTGCTGCTGCTCGACAAGCAAAAGAAGAAGCTATTGGCATGGCTTTTGGTGGCGCTGAAGACGTTGCTGATGCTGGTATGGATTATGCGTCATCTAAATTTAGCATGGAGACCGGTGGAACTGGTAATCTTTATGGTGGTGGAGTAGGTTAATAAATAAAAAAAAATATGGCAACAACAGGAAAAGCGCCTGCTAGCAGGACATTAAATTATAGTTTAACCGGAGATATAATGAACAGGGTAAAAGGTTCTTTAGATTCCGGTAGCACCATTAAAGCTATTGACGAAGGGCTTAGTGGTGTAACCGATGCTGTTTCAGAAGGTTCTGAAAAGCTAGTTAACGAGCGTGTTAAGCATGAAAACATGAAAGATTCTGCTGATTTAGTTTTTGAAGCTGGTATGGATCAGTTTGGAACTAGAGCTTCTTGGGCTACAGGAACTACCTACGATAAGTTTCTAGAAATTGAAAAGGTACAAAGACAAAAATATAATGACGCTATAGCTAGTGGTGATAAAAATATAGCCAGTAAAATACTAAGAGAACAAAAAGATAGAGCGGGGCAGCAACAAACATGGAAAAGTGTTTTTGAAACTTTAAACCCAGAGCATCCAAGTCATGTGCAATTGTTAACTGATTTAGATCCAGAAGCAAAATATATAATTGGTAGATTGGCCTCTCAAGAAGGAGAAGATTTTAAGATTGAGTATACAGAGCCTAATAAAAAAACGAAGGAAAAAGGAGGTGAAATGGTAATGAAGTTTTTAAAACAAAACCCTGATTTTAATCCGAATGAAGATGAAAGTGAAACTAACAGAAGACTGTTACCAGACAAGCCTGAAAACTATATAACAATGCGTGGGCCAGAGTTAGATAAATTAATAGCTAGAAATAGAGCTCCAAAAGCAGAACAAAAGGCTTTGGCAGAAAGATTAGGGATATTAGAAGATGAAAAAGAAAAACTAAAGCCTTTTAGCTATGCGGCTAATTTTACTCAAAACAAAAATCTTATTAATAAAGAAAACATCAATTCGATGATGAAGGGTGAATTAGGTCTGCATGAGACTGGAAGTTTTCTAAAATCTGCTAATCAACATCCTGATTTTACTAAAGTTAGAGATGCTGGTATGAAATTAAAAATTGGTAACACAGACATTGCTGCTGATACTAATAATGATGATGTTATCTCTGAGGAAGAGTTTATGAACTTAACAGATAACGACAAGGACGCTGTTATGGCTCTTATGCAAAAGCCAGAAAACTTTGAGATAGCACAATATTATTTAGCTGAGTTTATAACTCTTGCTCAAGCAAGGCATCTGAAAGGTCATAACCCTATAATACCAGGTACTAGTGGAAAAAGATTTAGCGAAGCACTTACCGCAGAAGAACAAGAAACATTTAATAACGTAAGGCCAAATTAAAAATAGCAATTAATGAACGAAGAATTAGAAAAGTTTATTATAACTATGATTAAGCAAGGATCTTCTGAAGAGGAGATCAAGCAAATGATTAGTAATTATAAAGAAAAATATCCTGAGAAAATAGTTGTACAACAACCAGTGCCCGAGTATTCTTCTGAT